AAGAGGGCGAGCCGATCGCTTTGAGCGAAACGACCGTCGCCAATTACCTGAACAACCCGAAGAACCGCGCCCTACGGTCGAAACTGCACGACAGTGCGTGGGACTTCAACAACCGCTACCGTCCACACCACAAGCGCAAGGCCCCGGTCTGGGCGTTCTCGAAGATTTCGCTCGACGACCGCGACCTGCCGCGCAAGATGGCCGACGGAAACCGCGTCAAAGCCTATTATGCCTACGACGTGGCGAGCGGCTGCGTCGTTGGTTACGCCTACAACCGCCTCAAAACGGCCGACCTGTTCATCGACTGCGTGCGGAACATGTTCCGGCTGATCGACCACCAGGGCTGGAACTGCCCGGCCGAGGTGGAGGTCGAACACCACCTCGTGAACAACTTCGCCGACGGGCTGATCCGCGCGGGCGTGGTGTTCCCCTTCGTGCGGTGGTGCAACCCCGGTAACTCGCAGGAGAAACGGGCCGAGCACTTCAACCGGGTGAAGAAGTACGGCGTGGAGAAGCGCTCGCAGGTCGGCATCGGCCGCTGGTACGCCCGCCTGGAAGCCAACCGCCCGAAAGAGGAAAAGGTCTATGACGAGTTCAACAACACCTACAAGGAGGCGACCTATACCTACGAGCAGCTCGTGGCCGACGACATCCGGGCCATCCACGAATACAATAACGCATTGCATCCGAACCAGAAGCTCTACCCGGGGCTGACGCGCTGGGAGGTGCTCTGCCGCTACCAGAATCCGGATCTCGCGCCCGTGGACAAGGCGCTGCTCTACCGCTTCATCGGCGAGGAGGTGCGCACGTCGATCCGGCGCAGCAAGTACTGCCGGGTCCATTACGAAGATTATGCGCTGCCCTCGCCGGAGTTGATCGGACGGCTCGCGCCGAACGACTACACCGTCGAGGCCTATTATCTGCCCGACGAGCAGGGCAATGTCCCGGAGGTGTATATTTACCAGCACGGGGCCTATATCGCCACCTGCCGCCGTATCGAAGCCTATAACGAGGCCACGGCCGAGCAGACGGAGCGGGACCGTGAAGCCTACGCCGAGCAGGCGAAATACAACGCGCAGTTCGACGCCATGATGGCTCGGGAGAAGATCTGCAAGGTGCGGCTCCTGCCCGGTGATGTTCCGACCCATGAGGAGCCGGAGATCGTCGAAGCGGCCCCTGCCGCACCGCCGGAGGAGGCGGAGGGATTCGATTTCGGCATCGACTACGCGGCGCTGGCAAAACATGAGCTTTAGAACGATAATAAAACACGTTGAGATATGATTTCGAACGACATTAAAACCCGCATCGTGCTGGCCATATCCGGCAACAGGCAGAATTACGCCACGGACGCCAAACACGCCGTCGCCCTGGGCATTTCGACCTCGGTTTACAGCGAGATCAAGAAAGGCAACACCGAACAGAAGCTGAGCGACGCGAAATGGATGTCCATCGCCCGGCGGCTGGGCGTGAGCCTCGACGACGGCGCGGAGTGGAAGATCGTCAAGACGCCGACTTTCGAATACCTCACTTCGCAACTGGAACTGTGCCGCGCAAAGAGCCTTTCGGGCATGTTCTGCGATATTCCGAACATCGGCAAGACGGTCGCCGCACAATACCACGCCAAAACGCACAAGAACGTCGTCTACGTGGACTGCTCGCAGGTGAAGACCAAGCAGCGGCTGGTGCGCTTCATCGCCCGCGAGTTCGGTCTGAACTCCGTCAGCCGTTATGCGGACGTCTACGACGACCTTGTGTTTTACCTGCGGACGCTTGACCATCCGCAGATCATCCTCGACGAGGCGGGCGACCTGGTGTATGAAGCGTTCCTGGAGATCAAGGCCGCATGGAACGGCACGGAGGGTTGCTGCTCGTGGTATCTGATGGGGGCCGACGGCTTCAAGGCCAAGCTGGAGCGCGGCATCGAGTTCAAGACGGTAGGGTTTGCCGAGATCCGGAGCCGCTGCGGCGACAAGTACAACAGCATCACGCCGCCCGAGGGCGACGAGCGCCGGAAGTTCCTGCTCGGCCAGGCCATGATGATCGCCCAGGCGAACACTCCGGAGGGCACGGATTTCCGGCAGATCGCCCGTCGGAGCAACGGCAGCCTGCGTCGGGTCCATTCGCTGATCACCAAAGGAGAGGAGGTATAGTCATGCGGGCCTATTCACCCTCGGAGATCGAGAATCTGAATATCCCGGAACTTCCGCTGGACGGGGAGTGGGAGGCCGCCTTCGGCCGCCCCTCCCGCTTCGAGCGCTGGTTCATCGACGGAGAGTCGGCCAGCGGTAAGAGTACGTTCGTCATGTTGTTAGGCAAGAAACTCTGTGACTATGGGCGTGTCGATTACGTGAGTCTGGAGGAGGGTGCAAACCTCTCGTTCAAGAAACGGATCAAGCGGCTCGGGATGAAGGATGTCGCAGGGAAATTCAAGGTCGTGACGGGGCTGACGGTGGCCGATCTCGTCGCACGGTTGGAGCGGCCCAAGAGTGCGAATTTCGTTATCATCGACTCGGTGCAGTACCTCGACGTGCGGAGTTTCGACCGATTGAAAAAGGAGCTGTTCGACCGTTTTCCGCGCAAGTCGTTCATCCTCGTGTCGCAGGTTTACAAGGGGCGGCCGAAGGGCAAGATGGCCGACGACATCCGCTTCGACTGCGGCGTGAAAATCCACACCAAAGGCTACCGGGCATATTGTCAGGGGCGCTATACCGACGACGCGGAGGCGTACTTCACCATTTGGGAGGAGGGCGCCGCGAAATATTATCTGACCGAATAAACAACCATATCCGCCATGACCTACAAACGATTCTACAAGCTATTCAACCGTCTGCCGCTCCACGACGACGAAATGAAGGAGCGCCTGGTGCAGCAGTACACCAACGGCCGGACGTCGAGTCTGCGGGCCATGTCCACCGCCGAGTACGACGCCCTGTGCGACGCGCTGGAACGTTCGACGGCCGACCCGCAGCACGAACTCCGGAAAAAGAAACGGTCGGCGGCGCTCCGCTTGATGCAGCAGCTCGGCATCGACACGACGGACTGGCCGCGGATCAATGCCTTTTGCCGGGACCGCCGGATCGCCGGAAAGGAGTTCGGTGCGCTGACCCTGCCGGAGCTGGACGTGCTGGCCTTGAAACTCCGCGCGATCCAACGCAGCGGCGGGCTGAATCCCCGGCCGGAACGGCCGACCGGACAGGCCGAGCAGCCCCGGCCGCAGATAATCTACATGCCGCTCGGCGGACTTCCTAATTGACAACGCATTATGAAATCGAATCCTTACGCAGACCTGCGAATCGACAATCGGGCCGACCTCCCGGCCCCGTGGTACGATTACCCCGTATTACAGTCGGGCGAATACAGAACCGAAATTCTCTACACCAACGGCCGCGATTATGTAAAAGTCCATATCGGGCAACAGGACGGCGTCTGGGTGGCCGCTACGACCTGGATGATCGGCGGATCGAGCCGCGGATGCCATCCCGGCCGGAAATGGGGCGAGTTCGCCTCGGAACAGAACGCTCTGCTGTGGGCGTTCGGCGAATTGCTGGCCGAAGAGGGCGTGCTGCCTCCGGCCGCGATCAAGACCGTAAAAGCACGCATTTTCGAGATCAGACAATACAAACTGTTTTAACGATGGACGATCAATTATATTTCGAGCAGTGTCTGTTGGCCTCGCTGGAACGATTCGGGTTCACCATAGACCGACAACTAAAAATGGCGCGGGGCATTGCGTATTTCGCCACGCTTCACTCCGCATTCTCTGTTCAAATAGGGTTCGAACTATGTTTGGACGGCATTCGATTTACCGTCACTCTTCATTCGCTCTCTTTTATGAAAGGCTTTCCTTATCGGCATTTGATGCGTTATCCGCCGAAAGCGGATATAATCATTCCGATGATATTACGAGCTATTTTCAACTACCTGGGCGATGAACTTGCCCGAAATTTCCGAAACCAAATCAATTCTTAAACATTACAGCAATGAACGACAACGAAGTGAAAACAGTACAGATGACCGCCGAGGAAGCGGCGCAGTACGCGGCATTCAAAGCCGAGCAGGAACGGAAGGCGGCAGCCGACAAGGCCCGGAAGGACCGCAAGGTTTACGGTCAGATGGTGGACGAGGAGATCGAACAGGCCCTCCCGATGCTCCGGGAGCTGAGCGGCGACATCCGCACGGTCAAGGAGCAGGTGCTTGACAATTTCCGGCAGATCCTCGACATGAAGGCCGACGTGCTGAAACGGACGAAGGACGGGCAGAAAAGCCACACGTTCACCAATTCGACGGGCGACAAGCGCATCACCATCGGACGGTGCGTCGTGGACGGCTGGCGCGATACAGTCGAGGACGGCATCGCCATCGTGAAGGAGGCCGTCATGGGTCTTATCAAGGACGACGAGACGAAGGCGATGATCAACCAGATCATGCGGCTTATTGCCCGCGATCAGAACGGGAACCTCAAGGCGAGCAAGGTGCTTCAGCTCGACACGCTGGCCGAGGAGCTGCACAACGAACGGCTCAACGAGGGTATCGCCATCATCAAGGAATCCTATATTCCGAACCTGTCGAAAACCTATATCCGCGCGGAATGGAAAGACGACAACGGCGTCTGGCGGTACGTCCCGCTGGGCATGACCGAGGCATAACAGCCCCGGTCGCGCGGGGGGGGGTAATGTAAACAACCCGCCTGCCGGAGTGCGACAAAGCGGGTCGAGTGATTAAAGAAAGCCACTACAAAAATAATCACAAAACCTGCCAAAGCAATGGGTAAGCACCACATAAATACACTCCGGCGCATCCGTTTGGTCCTCGACATCGTGGAAAAGCACTACGAGCCGGGGAACAATGCGAAGAACTACTACAAAGTCTGGGAGCGGTACGTGAATCCCGTTTACCCGTGCTGTTACCGGAC